GGTGTAGGTGGGCTGAAAAACATTTACTTTGCCCCTTACACATCTACCACAGCAGCATTGACTGACAGTAGTGGTACAATCACTTTAGATGATAGCGTATCTTTCTACAAATATGAAATCAAGGGTAATTCATCACTCGAAACAAGTATAAATTCGAGTAGAGAGAATGGAAGTACATTCTATGAGTCAACCCTTAATGTTACATTTACGTTTTTAGATGTAGCTACTCAAGAGCAGATTAAGCTCTTAGCTCATGGTCGACCCCAAATTGTTGTCGAAGATTATAATGGCAACGGATTTTTAGTAGGTAAAGATCATGGAAGCGAAGTTACAGGGGGTACAGTTGTTACAGGTGCAGCTATGGGGGATTTAAGTGGATTTACACTTACCCTTACTGCTCAGGAAACAGCACCACCTTTCTTTGTAGCAACACTACCAAGTGATGATTCATCATCGCCAATTAACCCAACACCATAATTTTTTGTATATTAGCAAAGAGTTTATTTATTTTGGTTTAATAATAATTAGGGGGTTTAAAAGCCCCCTTTTTTATTACACAAAATTTACAATCTTTACGTTATATATGTAGTATGATAATCTTAACTACATCCACATCTGATCAAACTATCAAAGTTATACCACGTAGAAACATTGTGGGGGGCTTAATTTTGACCATAAGAAACGAATCAACAAACGATGTTACCACATATACAGGGGACTTTATTTGGAGTATATACGATACAACTTACAATCTATCTTCTATTGAGTGGCAAGGTTCAGACTTATCAGGTAGTCAAGGCGAAACGTATTTAGAAATTACAAATAAGTTTGACTTAACAGAGTCTAACTATTATACATTTACAATATCAGACTCAGTAGGGGAATTGTACAAAGGTGTTATATTCTGTACAGACCAAACAGTAGATCAAGATACGAACTCTTATTATACTGTAAATGAGGGCGAATATGTATCAAGCACTACATTTGACAATGATTATATTATATTATGAAAAACGATTTAAGAATAGTTAACCTAAGCACCTACACAAGCCCTACTGTTAAAGAGGTACGGAATCAAGAGTTTGTGAGCTATGGCGATGATAATAACTACTTTCAATATCTTATAGACAGATACAATGGTAGCCCTACTAACAACGCTTGTATTACTGCAATTAGTGAGATGATTTATGGTAAGGGCTTAGATGCTACCGATAGCAATCGAAAACCTGATCAATACGCACAAATGGTATCGCTATTTAATGATGATTGTGTTCGTAAAGTAGTGTACGATTTAAAATTGATGGGTCAATGCGCTATGCAAGTTATCTACTCTAAGGATAGAACTAAGATTGTAAAACTTGAGCATATCCCTGTTGAAACACTACGAGCTGAGAAGTGCAATGATAAAGGCGAAATCGAAGCATACTTTTATCACTACGATTGGGCTAAGTATAAAAAAAGCGATGAAATGAAACGCATCCCTGCCTTTGGAACTTCTAAAGAGGGCTTAGAGATTATGTACATTAAGCCATATAAGGCAGGTTTTAAATACTACTCCCCACCATCAAATCAGGGTGGTTTACAATATAGTGAGCTTGAAGAGGAAATTAGCAACTATCACATCAATAATATAATGAATGGCTTAGCACCATCTATGCTTATCAACTTTAATAACGGAACGCCTGATCCTGAGCAAAGAGATTTAATTGAAAGGCGTATCTATGAAAAATTTAGTGGTAGTAGCAACGTGGGTAAAGCGATTATTGCTTTTAATGACAATGTAGAAACTGCTGCTACGATAGAACCTATACAACTTTCTGATGCTCACAATCAGTATCAGTTTTTAAGTGATGAGAGCGCACGTAAGATACTCGTATCTCACAGGGTAGTATCGCCTATGCTTTTAGGAATTAAAGACAATACAGGGCTTGGTAATAACGCAGACGAGTTAAAAACAGCTACTATCCTTATGGATAACACAGTTATTCGTCCGTTTCAAAGATTGCTTATTGAGAGCTTTGATCAAATACTTGCGTATAATAACATCTCACTTAATCTATACTTTAAGACCTTACAGCCATTAGAGTTTACTGATCTTGACAATGTAGCCGACATGGAAACAAGAGAAGAGGAAACAGGGGTTAAAATGAGTAAAGAGGACTTAACCGATGAAGAGTTTGATATCATCCTTGACGAACTAAGGGGCGAAACAATGTCAAACCGATGGGAAGCAGTAGATGTAAGAGAACACAGCGAGGATAACAAAAGTATAGAAGATTGGGCTGTTAAGCACATTGAAAGCAAAGAGGAAAAATTAGAAAAAAGGTCAATAGATTCTAAAAAGAGTGGATTTAGTTATTTAGACAAATCCCTATATAAAGTAAGATACCGATACTCTGAAAAGTACAGCTCAGGCAAATCAAGACAATTTTGTCGTATTATGATGAGCAGAAGCGGTAGAGGTGTAGTATATAGAATAGAAGATATTGACAAGGCATCAAACGCAGGTGTAAATAAGTCTTTTGGGCATCAAGGCAAAGCATACGATTTGTTTAGATTCAAAGGTGGGGTTAATTGTGGGCATAGATGGGAAGAGGTCTTATACAGATTAAAATCTAAGACTATGAAAAAAGTAATACAAAACTACGATGAAGTAGATAAGATACCTAAGTCTTATTCGCCTACACCACGAGGATATAAGGATGCAGCCAAAGCACCAAAAGACATGAAAGACCAAGGACACCACCCAAATTATAAAGGATAATGGCAACAGCACTATTTATATCAAGAACGGACTTAGTTAAGAATAGCATTATAGATGGTAATGTTGATACTGACAAGTTTATACAGTTTATCAAGATTGCACAACAAATACAAGTACAGAACTATTTAGGCACAGACCTTTACAATAAGATTAGTGCGGATATAGTTGCGGGTACGCTTACAGGCGATTATCTTAACCTTGTAAATGATTATATACAACCCATGCTTATATGGTGGGCGCAGGTTGAATATCTACCTTATGCAGCTTATCAAATTAAAAATGGTGGTGTATTTAAGCATACATCAGAAAATAGCGAAAGCGTAAATAAAAACGAAGTAGATTATTTAGTAGGTAAGGCACGAGATACAGCAGAGTATTACACACGCAGATTTATTGACTATATGAGTTTTAATAGCTCTACGTTCCCTGAGTACAATAGCAACTCTGACTCCGATGTGTTTCCATCAAATGACTCACTATTTAATGGGTGGGTATTATGAGATATAAACCAAAAGACAAAAATATAGTTAAGCTAAAAAAATACTTAACCAAAGAATTGAAACCAAATTTTAAAGACTTATTAAAAACGACATAGATGGCAAGTTTAGAAAATAAAAAAATAAAAGACACTTACGAGGGGCTGCTGAAAACTGATGACAATGCAGCTATTGATGGTGCTGTCGAGATCACAGATGGCGCAGGTAATGGCACAGGTGTTACTATCAGCAACGATGGGCAAGTTACTGCCACAGGTACTGTTTCGTTTGGGTCTTTAAAAGATACAGGCGAGGATATCACAGTTACTAAGTTTGTTGACGAAGCAGATGGGATTAGTAATAACGATAACGACACTTCTGTCCCAACAAGTGCTGCGGTAAAAGATTACGTTGATACAAATGTTACTGCTCAGGATTTAGACTTTCAAGGGGACACAGGTACAGGTGCAGTTGACTTAGATAGCCAATCTTTAGATATTGCAGGTGGTACAGGTATTGATACAAGCGCAGTAGACCAAACCCTAACTGTAAACATCGACAGTACAGTAGCTACACTAAGCGACACCCAAACACTTACCAACAAAACAGTAGACGCAGATAGTAACACAGTCTCAAACTTAGAAGTAGACAACCTTAAAAGCGGTGTGTTAGACACAGACCTTACAAGCGTTTCTGCAAGTGATGACACTCTCGCATCTGCAAAGGCGATTAAAACCTATGTCGATTCCAACATTACCGCACAAGACTTAGACATTACAGACGGCACTACAACTTCTGCTGTCGACTTAGACTCGCAGACATTAACCATTGAGGGTACTGCAAACGAGGTCGAAGTAAGTCTTACAGATCAAACCTTTACAGTAGGTCTACCAACTTCTATTACTACAAACGTAACAGGAAACTTGACAGGCGATGTTACAGGGAATGTTACAGGCGATCTTACAGGCAACGCAGATACAGCAAGTGCTTTAGAAACAGCTCGCACAATATCACTAAGCGGAGACGTAGCGGGTTCGGTATCTTTTGATGGTAGTGCAAACGCAGACATTACAGCTACAATACAAGCTAACTCTGTTGCTTTAGGTACAGACACAACAGGCGATTATGTAGAAAGTTTAGGTACAGGCACAGGGGTTACAATAGGTAGTAACACAGGCGAGGGGTCAAGTCCTACAATTAGCGTAGACTATGGCTCAACTGCAAACACCGCAGTACAAGGTAACACTTCGCTAACTATTCAAGGTACAGCAAATGAAATTGAAGTATCGGGTGGTGGCGTTACTTTAGGTTCAGGTGGTACTGTTACAGTAGGTTTACCAAACGACGTTTCTTTAGGTGGTAGTTTAACAATCGCTCAAAACCTTACAGTCAATGGTACGACTACAACTGTAAACACAGATACGCTTTCAGTAGAAGACCCACTTATTGAACTTGCAAGAGACAATAGCGAAAACAGCGTAGACGTAGGTTTATACGGAAAATACAGCTTAGATTCAGGCGTTACTACTAAATACTCGGGTCTGTTTAAAGACGCTTCTGACAGCGACAAGTTTAAACTATTTAAGGGCTTAGAAGTAGAGCCAACGTCAACAGTAGACACTACGGGTACAGGATATACCAAAGGGGACTTAGTTATTAATGACTTAGATGCGGTTGATGGAGCTTTTTCAGGAGATGTTACTTTGTCAAGTGGAATTATAAGTGCTACAGAAAATTCACAAGCTCAAGGTGTTTTTAAGGGGTGGTCTACAACAGGAGCAAATAATTCTTCAGGCGCTATAAGGTTAGGAAATAATGCATCTTATCAAGGTCGTATAGATTATGCAGCAGATGGTAATACTGAATTTATGTTCGATAATACTTACGCAAGTGGTATATATACATTTAGTATTGCGGGGAGTGAAAAATTAAGACTCGATTCAAGCGGACGGCTTGGAATAGGCGTTTCGAGTCCCTCTGCACAATTACATTTGACAAACTCAAATGATGCTGTTGTTAAAATTGAGTCTATTGGAACAGACTCTACTGATGATTCAAGAATTGAACTTATAACAACAAACGGAACATTTAGTATTCAAAATGACAGGAGTATAGGTACAAGCGGTGCTTTAACTTTTGCGGGAAATACTTCTGATAATATCGTAATTGACCACAATAGCGGCAGCGTCGGCATAGGCGTGTCGAGTCCGAGAGGTATTTTAGATATTGATGGCACAAGAGGTGCTTATTTTACAACTCTTGGTTCAGGTAGTTATCAATTAATCGGTGGTAATACAACTTCTGCAAGTGCTGCTTTTAGAATAGATGCGGTAAGTACAGGGAGTGGTGCAGAATTACAATTTGCAACAGATGGCACAGAGAGAATGACCATCGATTCGAGTGGAGATGTTACTATCGGTGTAGGTACTAACTTTGGAAACAAATTAACTATTTATGATGATTTAAGCTCGGGGTCAACTCCTTTTGTAATAAGACATACAACAGGAGATGATTTATTTTCAATATACTTAAATCAATCAACAGGAGAAACAAGATTAGAAGCAGCATTTGATGGCTCAACTGACCACTTTACATTTTATACACAAGCCGCAGAACGTTTGCGCATCGATTCGTCGGGGGTAGTTTCTGTTGGCTCTACAAACAAGGTAGAATTAAGACCTGAAAGTTATGGTGGTGCTGCAAGATGGTATTATGGAAGTGATTATTGGTTGTTATACCACTATTCAGATAATTCTTTAAGATTTCAATATAATGGTTTAGGAAGTGATGAAATAGTCATAGATTCAAGTGGAAACTTAGACGTAAGTGGCACAATACGAAGCTCTGCTAATGAAGGAAAATTAGTTTTAAATTCAACAGCAACAAATGGTAAAGAGTATCAATTTATAAGTATTGATAGCGGAAACTTAGGTTTATTTGATGGTACAGCTTATAGATTATGGGTTGCGGGTAGCGGTTCGGTCGGCATAGGCACGTCGAGTCCTTCAGGCAGTTTATCTTCAGGTGGTTTAGATGTAATTGATAGAATAGCAGTTGGCAGTGGTTCAGTAGGTACGCCCGCCTTACATTATAGAGATGATACTGATACGGGTATCTACTTTGGCACAGGCATTGTTGGTTTAGTAACCGCAGGTAGTGAAAGAATGGCCATCGATTCGAGTGGGAATGTGTCAATAAGAGATGGAAAAACATTAAACTTTTTAAATTCATCAAACACAGCAGGTAGCTCTATTAATTGTGCAGGTGGGGGAACTATGAGTTTAAAGTCTTATGGTAATGAAATGATACTTTTGTATGAAGATTCGTTTATTACTTTTAAAGTTGGAAGTGAAAGCGAGAAAATGCGCATTTCGAGTGGGGGGAATGTTTTAGTTGGTTGTACCTCTTTGCCCGATGCATCAACATCAGGTTTTGTTATAACAGGAACAAGTAGCGGCAATAGAAGCTCATCAGGAAGCTCTACAACTGCATACAATCATCTACTTTTTTATAATGGCAATGGCGCAGTTGGGTCAATTTCTACAAGTGGTTCTGCAACTGCTTACAACACCTCATCTGACTATCGCTTAAAAGAAAACGTAGTAGATTTAACAGGTGCTTTGGATAGGGTTGACCAACTTGAACCAAAACGCTTTAACTTTATTGCAGACGAAGATACTACTGTTGATGGGTTCTTAGCGCACGAAGTACAAGACATCGTACCCGAAGCAGTAACAGGCGATAAAGATGCCACAGAAGAATACGAAGTAAGTCCCGAAGTTTTAGATGACGAAGGTAACGTAGTCGAAGAAGCTGTAATGGGTACACGAGACGTATATCAAGGCATAGACCAAAGTAAACTCGTACCGCTATTGGTAGGAGCTATAAAAGAGCTTAATGCTAAAGTAGCAGCATTAGAAGCACAAATTAATAATTAATAAATTTAACACAATGGGAAAAAAAGAAAAGACCCCGATAGTAATTGACGAACAAGAGTATTTTTACGAAGAGCTTACAGACGAGCAAAAAGCGTATGTAAACCACATCGCAGACTTAGACCGCAAAATCGGTAGCTCACAGTTTAACTTAGAGCAACTGCAATTCGGTAAACAAGCGTTTGTAAAGGCTCTTAAAGAAATTTTGTAATGGCATACCTTTGGAAAAAGTATGAGTTTGAAAGTGAGGAACAGGCGGATAGTAAAATATCCGCTTTACCCCATGATACGGATGAGGATGGTAACACTACACCTACTCACGATCACGTATTAGTAAAACTTGGTTCACTTAAAAAAACAAAGTATTCTGTCGATGCCTTATGGAAAGATTTAGACGAAAGCCCTTATGGATGGAAGTCTTATGAGATAACAGTAAAAGGTAATGGTGTACACACCTTTGCCAATTATGAATATAAAAGTTAATAAAATGGATGCTACAAGTTTTAAAGTATATGTAATGAACTTGTCTACAATGACGATAACAGCAATAGATCAAATAGAAACAGCGTTGAAAATACTTTTACTTGTGGTGTCGATTGGGTACACTATCCAAAAATGGTGGGAAATAAGAAAGCGAAATGACTAAAGATAAAGAGCTTAGGGGTTATATAGGTGCAGGTGTTATATTTTTCCTTGTAATGGGTCTCTTGCTATTTTTAGCTTTTTATGAGATACCTGAAACGAATAACGATATTTTTAAAGTGATTGTGGGTATGCTGTGCGGATCATTGACAGTTGTTATATACACTTTTGTAGGTAAGAACCCTGAGGAAGTTGCAGAGCTACAAGCGAAAAGCCAAAGTCTTGAAACAAAGGTAAAGCAGCTTGTAGAGGAAAAGGATAACATTGAGGCACTATTAAGAAACCTACAAAGTGATGTGATCGAGAAGTTATCTGTTACAGGTCAAAACTTTAAATATAAAGATTGCAAATGAAGTATTTTACTTACACAGAATTTGATAGCCCTGATGAGGTGGGAAGCGGTAAGAAAATGCATCCTGATATCTTAGAGATGTTAGACCAAGCAAGAGATAAGTTTGACAAGCCCATAAAAATTAACTCAGGGTATCGCACAGAAAAACACAATGCTAAAGTGGGTGGAACGCCTAACAGTAGTCATCTTAGGGGTTTAGCTGTTGATATAGCGTGTTCAAGCTCTGTTGATAGATATCATTTAATTAACTGCTTGTTAGACGTAGGTTTTAAGCGTATAGGGATAGCAAACAGTTTTATTCACGTAGATATAGACCCTAAAAAGGCAAATGAAGTAATATGGACTTATGCGTAGTTTTTCAATTATACTATTATTCCCTACCTCGTTTATAACAGGTATATCTTATTACCCTGCAACAGGTAGGTA